GTACATCCTACAAAACCATTCTTATTTATGCGTTCCGATTGAATATTTAGACTGCAAATTCCAATTTTTCTTATCTTTATATGAAACAATTTTTAAATAAGATACAGGAACAACCGGCTCCTTTGTCTTGTCTTTATTGATAATTTCTACTAAACCCCAATCATCGAGTAAATTGGCGATAGTATTTAATCTTGCCTGATCATTTTCAGAGAAGTTACTGGGTTTCCCATCAAGTTTGAACATCTGAAGAAAATGCATAATAGCATATCTTCCTTGCTTATGCAATATATGGCACGATTGAAAAAGCGTATTATCTTTTTTGGAGGCAACACCAATTCTAGTCAGAGTTTCTTTTATCACCAGAAAATCATCTGGGTCGAGTAATCTTATTTCTACACCTAAACCCTTAAAAATATCGTCCATTAGTTTTATACCCCGCCAGTATCGGTCTTTTTCTTTATCTCTGAGATCTGGTCAGCAGTTAAATACTTGATAGTTTCTTCTGCTCTCCGCAAACTATACCCGAAATAATCTGATATAGCATGAACTTCATCAGAAGTAATATGTTTTGACTGCTTAGTGAATCTCTTACGCTTACTGATACTATTTATGAGATAATCAAATGCCATCTGGTTAGGAAGAAAAGAATACTTATTCATCTCTGATGCATATAGTGCAGTATCTGGAAAATATGAAAAGGTTTTATTAGTTAACCATGGCTGATATTCTTTCTCATCCAATTCCGGATTATCAGAGTTTCTAATAATATCCTTTTTATTATATGAAATATCATTAATATAGTCGAAAGGATTAATAGTCATTTGAATGATACGCTTGCCATAATCTCCAGAACACATGCTGCCAAATTAATCTCAGCATTAGCCACGAATGCGTGTTGATATTGATAACGAGCAAGGATTAAAACTAATTCTGGAATACTCTGTGGAACAACAAAATCATGCATATTATCATATAGGCTCTTAAACAGAGAATCAACATCAGTATCTGAATTCTCGCCAACCCACTTACGAGCATTCGGCCAATCTTTATTCTTAAGATGGTTTACTAGAGACTTAAACGATTCTTCAGAAAAGTTTACAAGGATTCCCTCATCAATCTTGCCTACAACAGAATATCGTTGAAGTTCGTTTAGAACTCGTCGCCAGTCTGGATAATGTTGTGTGATAACAGAGGCAATAACCTTCTTTTCATACTCAACCCCTTCCTTATCCAAAATTCCACAGACCCGTTTTAGGAACTGAGATGCCAGAGAAGGAAGATCAGACTTCTTGATCTTAAAATCAATTACAGAACAGCGAGAATGAAGTGGCTCAATAATTCGATTCTTAAAATTGCAAGTCATAATAAACCCACAATTACTAGAATACTCTTCCATGAAATTACGAAGTGCTGCTTGAGTCTGCGGGGTCAGATAGTCGCTTTCATCAATAATGATATACCTACGGCCACCATAAAAACTTACTGCTGATGCATAATTCTTAATTTCATTACGAAGAGTATCAATGTTTCCGTTCATAGACCCATTGATAACAATATAATCGCAATGTAGTTCTTCTAGCATCGCCTTAGCCACAGTTGTCTTGCCGCAACCAGAAGACCCAGAAAGCAAAAGGTTAGGAATATTCTTCTGTTCTACAAATTGCTGAAACGTGTTCTTTAGATTTTCTGGTAGAATGCAGTCTTCAATCTTCTGTGGTCGATAATCTTCCGACCACAAATAATTATCGCGCATAATAAATCTCCATAATAAAAAGCAGAAGCATCAACGGTGGTACAGGCACCTACGCTTCCGAGTCTTCCTGTACTACATCACATATTTATTCAAAAGAACTGGAATCTGCCTCAAGACATACCCAATATGTAATATCATCTCCAGTAAATCGGGAAATAAGCTTAGATGAAATATCTACCTGATAATTTCCAGAAATAAGCTTAGAAAGATATTCAGGCTTAATTACCGCAACGAATGTCTGATCAGTTTCTCCAAGTTCAATATCAAACTTATTGGTTCCAACATCCTTGGTATTAATTGCTCGAATATAGAGCTTTCCGTCTTCGCCAGCAACAGCAATTTCTGGAAGACCAAGAACTCCGGTTGCCTTAATTACTGATGAAAGATCTTCTGACTTTAGTTCAAAAGAAACTTCTGGATTAGGAAAATTAATTTCCTTTGATGGGACTGTAACCTTAATCATAGATTCATCAGCAAATCGAAATACAACTTTCTGCCGACCAGAACTAATTACTGCATCACTATCACGCAATTCAATTTCTGCATCCTTGAGCATCGAAAGAGTGGCAAGGAACTGAGGTAGATCATAGATGCAAAACATCTTCTCAAAATCTTCCTCGATAGAAGTCTTTGCGAGAATATTCTTTGTTGGTGAGATTGTTGACAGAGTGCTTCCTTGATTAATCTTAATACTAGGATTAATCGTTGAAAAACTCTTTAGAATACTCAGGGTCTTTTCACTTAATTTCATAATATACTCCATGTTATAAGAAGAGGGCCAGTATATTGTATCTGGCCCTCTGTGTCAATAGTTTTATGCCTTCTTCCCCAACTTTCCCGGATCAGCGGTGGCACTGACACCGATGCTGGCAATATCGGCAAGAGAACCGGAAAAAGTATAGGTCCCAGTATGGGCTAACTTAATCCAAGGACACAGCCATACCTTCAGACCAATCTTTCTGGCGCGTTGGCAGAAGAAATAATCTTCTGATAGATATCTCTTAGAATACTTATGACCAAATGCAGAATTTTCAGTATCATCGACAAAATCAATAATATCATCTGGAGTTGCCTTAGGATTGTTCTTTAGGAACTCTCTCATCTCAGTACGAATGTGAGTGTGCTTATTATCAATAGCAGCATCAAATGCCATACAGATTTCACGAGAACCATCAAATGCGGCTGTGCGAACATGATCAGGCTTATACATCAGTTCTGGATGTCCTGCGACAAAAGTTTCGAGTGCCTTACGACTAATCATCATAAAGCCTGTGCCAGACTCTAGAACCTCTTCTGGTTGGTCTAGACGAATCGATGCCTTGCCACCTGCTGGATTGAAAACATAATCACCAACAAACTTTTCTAGAACATTTGGATCCTGATCGGCTACACCCATGTCACAAGCCTGCTTGATCTTTTCCCACGAAATGCACTTCTTGGGGTATGGAGCAGCCAGAACATCATATTCGGATTCATCCGTCATAAGTGCAAGCATACCAATAACATCATTTGCATCAAACGAAATGTCAGAGTCAATGAATAGCAGATGGCTACAGTCCGAACGAAGGAACTCATCACAAATATAAGCACGGGCACGAGTGATAAGGCTTTCATTGAAAAGATAGTAGAACCGAATATTGATGCCATAATGGGCACCTAGTGCGGTTAGATCATTTGATGACTTAGTGAAGTTCCCAAAACATTGGCCCGCATACATGGGGACTCCGCAGAATATAGACTTCTTCCGAAGTTCCTCGATTGAAACACTAATTTCCATATTTATTTATTCTCCATTTTTGCAAAATTGCCATTATGATCTCTTGCGATCAATCTTCCTTATTATGTTCTAAATCGTGGATAAAGAGGGTGATGATACCATAATGAACGACTTTCATTAGGTCCTTACGCCAATCTTCAGGAGTTCCCTTTTGACCGTATCTACCTGAATACTTGTCAACATTACCTAGACAGAAGTGCAATCCTCTGCCACGATCAATAGCGATTTCTGTTGATTGGATCTTGCCTTTGGAATAATGTTCGCCGTATGTGCCGTCGATATATTCGGCAATCTCTTGAAGAATCTTATCTTCGTTGTATTTATAGTTGATTTTTTTGCGATTTGTGGATTTTACATCTACCATCAGATTCTCAAACTCTTCATTCCTTGCGGACATATATGGATCATGCGCTACACCATTAGTCGCAGGAGGATGCACCTGAGTTTTTTCATCATATCTAAAATGATTCATCTTCTCCTCCCTATCATCA